TGTCACAACCATATATATTACCTATCTCGGTTTGTGTCATTTTTTCTTCTACATATAATCTATACAACTCTTGTTCAGTAATTTTCATTAGTAACACCTCTTGTTAATTATAACAAATTAATTTCCAAATATGTTACATGATGTTGGCGTAATGCTGCTGATTGCCCAATCCTAACTATTTTTATAACTTTCACGTTTAACGTTTCCGTTTCCGTTGTAGTTGTTAGGCTCTAAGGGTTTCCCAGCAATTAACCGAATTTACCCACGACAATTGTTTATCGTGCGCTGAATTTGGAAAGCTCGCCCACTCCTCTATCATATCGTTGAGGTGTGGAAGTGAATTCAATATGTGGACGTTCTGAGCCTCGAAGTAAGGCGTGATTGCATTTGCTCTCGCCACTTTGCTTTCACGTGGTTTAATGGGCACAATACCACTTACTTCTTTTCGTAGCGTGTTAATGATAGCAGGACCGTTTGCTTTATCCTCTATCAGTATTGTCCGACAACGTGGGTGTTTCTTCTTAAGATTGACGACAGCGCGAACACTTTGTGTGAAATCAATCTGGTCACGTATCTGGTCGATGAGATAAAAGTCAGCTCCTTGTTTCTTCCACACCTGTCCTACAACATAGTCACTCTCTGTTGTATCGCTGAATGTAAAGTCCCAGCTCATCACGATATCGTCATGCCTATACGGTGCAGTGTCTACGTAATTGAACCACTGACGTTTGAATATAGAGCCCTCACTTGGTGCAGGTCTTTGTTGATAGAGTGACGCCCACGTGCGTGAACCAACTTCTATCTTTTTGTTTTCTGCCCACGTTTTATCAAAACCTAATTCTGGCGATAAAGTTTCGCCTATATCGCGTCCAAGTAAATCATCATCATCTTCAGCAACAGCAGGGAGCCGCAAACGCGTCCAGTTGTATGGGCTATTCTCTAGCAACCGTCCGACAAAGTCATCTTCATGCCAACGTGTCATGATTACGATGACGCTAGCGCCTTTGTGTAAACGTGTAGACAATGTAGATTCCCACTCTTGCCATATCGTATCTCGTATTGTTTGTGACTGTGCCTCTTTTGCGTTTTTTAACGGGTCGTCTATACAGAGCAAATCTGCGCCTTTTCCGGTAATTGAGCCTCCGATACCTGTCGACACCATACCACCTGTATTATCTAACACACTCCAGTCAGCGACTGAACCGTTATCATCAGCTATCGCCTCACTAAATACTTGTGGCGCGAACTCTAGAAACTTATTTCTATTTAAGCGTCCAAAGTTACGCGCCAAGCTGTCTGAGTATGCTGCTGTAATCACTTTCTTATTAGGGAAACGCCCTAAAAAGTAAGACGGGAATGTTTCTGTAACTGACATAGATTTACCCATTCTAGGTGGCATTTCAATAATTATGTGACGTTGTTCGCCATCTATAATTTTTTGTAGTTCATTTGCGATTAATTCAGTATGCTTTAATGGAATGTAATTTCCGTGATGAACTAAAGGCAAATAATACCGATAGTGCTTGCGTGCTAATTCCAGCCTTGCCTTTTCACGTACTTCATCGGGTATCTCACGCTTACTCATAACCTGCTAACTTCCTTAACTCTTCTTCTGTTAAGTTGCTGTAGTGATTAACATTACTGTTCACTTGACCACTGTGTTCCATACGCACTTTTTCATTCCAGCGTTCAGGGTCTTTAACTTTAAGCGCGTAGATGATTGCTGTTGTGTCGGGTCCTACTTCTTTTTCGACAACTTCAACACGTGTGACCTCGTTACCGTCTTTGTCTGTTGTTTTGTAGCGTTTTGTTTCTTGTAACTTAAAGCCCTCTATCTTTTTCATCAGTGCATTTTCAATAAATTCTACAGTACGCTTTTGACCTTTATCTATCGCCTCTCTAATTTCAGGGTACTGGTTCATCCATTTGTAGAGAGTTTGCCGTTGTATGCCAATATAGTCAGCTACTTCAGCATTCGATAGCCCTTGCCCTTTCCACGTCGTTATCTTTTGTAAGTTCTCAGGCTCTAACCATTTCTTGTATTTCATTTGTGTACTTCTAATACGTTTACGCTTTACCATTAGTCAACCCTCCTTACTTGATGAGCGACAAGAATTCATTACGTAATTGTGCGTTATTCTCAAAGTCGCCACGTACAGCTGACGTCGTTGTCGTTGATGTTGCTTTCTTAACGCCACGCCCACACATGCACATGTGTTTTGCCTCCATTACAACCATAACCCCTAACGCGTCTAACTCTTCATTGATTGCGTTAGCGATTTGTGTTGTTAGGCGCTCTTGGACTTGAAAACGTTTGGCGTATCCATCAACCATACGTCCGAACTTCGATAGCCCTGTAACTTTCTCACGTGGGATATAGCCGATATGCACACGTCCGTAAAAAGGAGCAAAGTGATGTTCACATAATGAGTTAAACTCAATATCTTTAACAATAACTAGCTCATTGTGGTCGACGTCAAACGTTTTACGTAAATGTTTCGCTGGGTCTTCACGATACCCCTCTGTATATTCTAAATACGCTTTTAAGACTCTGAACGGTGTTTCTTGTAAGCCGTCGCGATTAAAATCATCGCCACTTAAGCTAATCAATGCTTTGAAACCGTCCATGACTGTGCTTAAACGTTGCTGTTCATAGTAAATATTCGGTTGGTGCTTTGCTAATTTGTGTAGTTGCTCGTCTGTGAGTTCGTAATCGTTATACGCCACGCATATTCCCCCAAACTATTGTGTGTAGTTGCGGTAGTGCTTGAACGTCGTTAAAGGCAGGTTCATCGATAACGACTTGCCATAACTCGTCTAACTTATCAATGAGTTGCCGTGTAATGTCTTTGTCTGTGTACGGCTCTGCGTTCCCTACAGACAAGTAGTAAGGAATGTCATAGCCTAAATCTCTGTAACGTTTGAAGACGTCTTTGGCATACTGTTTGTCTTCCTCGTTGAAGTAAACAATTTTAAGACTGTAGTTCACGTTTGCGTCCTCTAACTTCTCGATGATGTTATCGAGCATTTTAAAGTTCGTTTTCATTGTAGAGCTTGGTGGTTTAGGGCTTATCGTTAAGTCATCAATGTCTGTAAACCAATCTTTCCATAAACTGCCTTGTGTCTCTAACGCAACCTTTACACCATTGTCGTGACATATGTCGATGAACTCTTGCATTGCGCGACCAATGAGTGCAGGGTTACCACCTGAAACAGTGACATGTCCGAAAGACTTGTCGCCTGCTGTTTCTTTGAGTAATTCAAATACTTCTTCAGCTGTGCCACGACGTACGTTGTGCTTTTCACTACCGTCCCACGTGTATGCTGTATCACACCACGCACAACCGTAGTCACAGCCATACGTACGTAAGAACATCGTTTTCTTACCTATAACCATGCCCTCGCCTTGTATCGTCGGTCCGAACACTTCTAGAAATGGAATTTTAGCCATTACCATTCACTCCAATCTGTTTGTTTCGTGTTATCAGGTTCGCTATACGTAACGTACGACGTTGGTGTTTCACGTACGATAACTTGTAAAACTTTCGGATTGTTGTCATATTTCTTAAGCGCTTGTTGAATGTTTTTGTAGGCTGTACGCGCCACAACTTCTGTTGACGGTTCTTCTTTACTAAAATCGTCTACATGATTGTTCATGAGTGTGTGGTCGTACTTGCCATGCACAGCTTGTTTAAGCTCTTGGAAGTTAACTAGAAAACCATTGTCTTGTAGTGCGTCGCCCACAATAGTGACATTAACGAAATACGTATGCCCATGTGTGTTGCGACATTTGCCTGCACTTTCGTGGTCGATGTAGTGCGCGGCTGCAAAGTTCATATCTTTATTGAGTTCATAACGGTATGGGTGTGCTTTTACAGGGTAGAATTGTTGTAACATCATTACGCCTCCTCAGCTCTTAATTCCAAATATTCTTCTAAACCACGACGTCTTAACTTACATGCTGGACACTCGCCACAACCCATGCCTTTGACGCCGTTGTAACAAGTAATCGTATTGTCTCTAATATATTCAAGTTGACCTAACTCATCAGCTAACGCCCATGTTTCTTTTTTATCGAGCCACATGAGCGGTGTTTCTATTTGTATATATTTGTCTAAACCTAAGTTAAGCGCACCATTTAACGCTACGACAAAGTCATGACGACAATCAGGGTAACCGCTATAATCTGTTTCACATACGCCAGTAATAATCGTGTCAGCTTGTTTCTGATACGCGATAATGTCAGCAAGCGTTAAGAATAAGACATTACGTCCGGGTACAAATGTATTCGGGAGTCCTGTTTCTTCGTCTGTTTCAATGTTCATGTTGCCATTTGTCAACGCGTTTTGCGTTAGTTCATTAATGATTGATACATCGACAATATGATGTTCAATTTCAAGCTCACGCGCTATTTCTTTTGCGACTTCCACTTCATCGCTGTGTCGTTGTTTGTAATAAAACGTCACAGCCTCTACCTCGTCATAATGTTTAAGCGCCCAAAACAAACACGTTGTGCTGTCTTGTCCGCCACTAAATACGACTATCGCTTTACTCATGTTCTTTGCCTCCTATATGCGTTGTTTGACTTATCTCAGCTATCATCATTAAGTAATGAACTACCATTCAAGCACGCTCCCTCTGTGTATTTTCTCGAGATACTTGCCTAATTTAATCCATGAACGCCCGTTCACTCTATCCACTTTCTGACTAAATCCTTTTATCGTTTTCTTACCTTTTGGCTTTTTGTACTTATCAAACTTCTTTGTTACGGGGTCCCAAACGTCTATCGTTGCAAATCGACTCCCTGCTAGCCAACTTGTACTATCGACAGTATCGAAGTTATAACGCTTAAGCCCCTCAACACTTGTAAAACCCAATCCATGTATCTTGGCATTATTCGCATGTGCGACATCAATAAACCACTGTAAGTAATGATAGTGTTGACGTGCGTATTTCGTGCCTACAAGCCCGCCTACAGCTACAAAATCATAGTCGCGACACATTTGATGGAAGTATTCTTCTCCACGCTCTCTATGGAACACGGGAATAACAGGCTTACCTGTGAGTCGTTCTATCGTATGTCTATATCGCTCTACTTTCTCGATACCGACAACTAAATCAATATCCATTTCCACAAAGTGTTGTACGTCCCATTTATTAATGAATTCACAATACTCACGGACGTACGCCTCAAAGTCATCATAGATAAGTTTGTCGCTCACTTTAGCACTTTCCATATACGTAAACGCGCCACTATCTAAAATAAATGTCTTACACTTATCGGACTTAATATAGGCGAATATCTTCTTAAGCGTTTTGTCAGTACAGTTACGTAAGTAATAAAAACTATCTAAGACGTGAGGGGGTGCGAGTTCGTGTAGTAAATCAGGGCGTGCCGTCCAGCTCGCTAAACATAATCGCGTCACGCCTTATTCCTCCTCAAGAAAGTATTCAACGGCTTGATAGAGGTCTGTATCTTTATAATAGTCATCAACGTCTCCCAGCTTGTCGTGTGTGAGTTTAAGTAACTCTATCGCTCTATCAAGTTTCGTGTCATGTTCTTCTTGTCGCTCGGGCTCTTTTTCTTCTTCTTCAAAGAAATCATCAATATTCACATCATTAAGCAAACTATCTAATTCATCTTCGTCAAAGCCTGTTAACGTGAGCTTATCTTCTTCCAACTCACTTAAGAGTTCTTTCAGTTTATCTCTATCCCATTCGCCCTCTACTTTGTTTAAAGCGACGTTGAGTGCTTTTTCATCTTGTTCATCTAAATCAACAACACTGACATCAGCCTCGTCATACCCTAAATCTTTAAGTACCGTGTAGCGTTGATGTCCACCGACAATTGTGTTCGTACGCTTGTTGTAAATGATTGGGTCGACGTATCCGAATTGCTCTAGGCTTGCTTTAATCTTTTGATACTCGTCATCATCTTCGTTCAGTTCAACTCTCGGATTGTAGTTGGCAGGTGTTAAGTCGTCTAACTTCATTCGTTCAATGTGCATTTGTGTCTCCATGTATTAAGCCTCCTATCTGTTATCGACGTGTTCAGGGTAGATGTCATGTTGAAGTAAACGTTCTTCAGCCATACGTTCATACTTCGTACCTTTACGTCCGTAGTTCGTGTAAGGGTCGATAGAAATACCGCCTCTTGGCATAAACTTGCCCCACACTTCAATGTATTTCGGGTCCATGAGTTCGATGAGGTCATTCATGATAATGTTCATACAATCTTCATGGAAGTCGCCGTGATTTCGGAAACTGAATAAATAGAGTTTAAGCGCTTTACTTTCAACCATTTTGACATCAGGGATATACGAGATGTAAACCGTCGCGAAGTCAGGTTGTTCTGTGATAGGACAGAGTGACGTAAATTCAGGACAATTGAACTTCACGAAGTAGTCGCGTCCTTGGTGTTTGTTCTCAAATGTTTCAAGTACGCTTGGGTCATAGTCGAAGTTGTATTTGTTGTTCTTGTTACCGAGTAACGTCACGTCACTCATTTCGTTTTTATTTCTGCCTGTCATTGTTTGTGCCTCCTTATTCCATTACGGGATTAATTTTCTTTTTCTTGCAGTACAAGCGATATTCTTCATCGTCTTTACACATAAGTTGGGCGATTTCGTTGATGATGTTTTGGACACGTGTGCGTTTGACGTTTAAGATACTCGCAATGTATTTGCACGTATAGCCTTGTGTACGTAGTGCGAATGTAACGATGTGTTGATTCTTGTGTATGCGTTTGGAGCGCTTGTCGATAAAGTCGAGTTTATCTTTCGTTCTTTTAAGTGCTCCGTCTTGTATAAGTAAGCGTTCGGCTGCCTTTTGTGTCGGATTACTGATTGTGTTGGTATGTGGCATCGTGCTTTCGATACCGTATTGTGCAGCGTTGATATGTGAGACGTTCGATTCCATTTCGTACTCTTGGAGTAAAGTATGATAAAAATTTAAGTCATCATTATACTCACGGAGCATAGTAATGACTTGTTTCGGTGTGTAATCCATATGTCCACCTCCCTTTAAAAATATTTGTCTGCGATGTTTAAGTAATCGTAATAGACACCGTTTTTCGACTTGATTTCACGTTTATGTTGTTCAAACCATTCGAGCGGAATAGATTTACGGTCAAGGGTTTGTCGTAATTCGACGTATTCGGTTATTGAGAGCTTATATAAGGCGTTTGATTGTGTGAATAGGATTAATATAAACGCGTCGCCTTTTTGCCTATGCGCCTCTTTTAAATACGTTTCTTGATGAGGTTGGAGTCGGTTGAATGGAAAGTTTTTACTTCGCGTTTCTTTCGCGTCAAATGCAATGAAAGTGCCGAGTGAAACACCTGTAAAATCGACCGTAGACTTTTCGCTATAACGTGCTGTACCTTTGCGTGTATTGATACTTGTGGGTGTCGGTATTTTTTGAATGAGGGCGAGGTTACGTTCAGCGTATTGTTTATTGCTGATATGAATAACGCGTTCTAAAAACCCGCCACGATTTTTATGACTAATCATGAAGTATCCCTCTTTGTCTCAAATACTCGATAAGACTGAAGTCTTCTGTATCTATCATCATTTGGTCTTTATCTGCGTGGGCTTGTTCGACTTCATGTGTATCTGTATCAATAATGAGTTGAATTGATGTGTGTGGTACGCGGTAAACACTATAGAAAGGTGCATTGAGCTCTTTAATGTGTTTTAGCTTATCGTAATCAATCACTAACCTCATCCCCTTGTACGAGTCGTGTTGAATCAAATGTGACATAACCGTCTATAACTTCAGCGCCTGTTTTAATGACTTTGTATAAAAGTACGACCATGAGTGCGCCTAATACATATTTCATACCATCACTCCCCTTGAATATAACATATTTTGTTACTTTTTAATAAAAGTATAACAATAATTGTTATATATGGGAATAAAAAAGCCATGACAGTGGGGTTTATACTATCATGACATGTGTCGCTAGATGTTTTCACTTATACGAAAGACCACACCCTCGTTTAAGGGTGCGGCATGAAAGCTAACTTCTAATTGTTTATTTGCTAATGCCATTTTGCTTTAAACGTTGCTTATATCTTTTTAGTCGTCTCTTTAAGGCTTGTTCATTATATTTAAGCATGTCGATGTCTGAGTGGAGTTGTACGATACGTGCGAGGCTGCAGAGTAATAAGATAAACAAGATGACGTTAAGTATTTCTAGCATGGTTCTTCTTCATTTTGCCGATATGTTCTAAATCGTTTTGGCTTTGTGCGTCAAAATCAATGGGCGGTTTATCTATATCATCATTTGCCTGCATACATATTAAGACTTGTTCTAGTGTGTACTTAGTGATTTCGTATAAGCTAATCGTTAGAATTGTCATGATTATGTGTTTCTTCCACGTCATAAGACCACTCCTTTAACTGTGTTTGCGCTTTAAGTTCTTGCATATCGTTTACCTCGACAATTTCAAACGTTTCATTCGAGCGTGCTTTCATAACATCTTGAAATATTTCGCCTGTATCATGCTTAATTGTCTTGATGAGATATTGAGTCATATTTCTACCACGCCTTTATCGCTGTAATAATGCTTTCACGCGTTCGTATATGTCTTTACTCTCCTGTACTCCCATACGCCCCTCTGTCCGACTCATATTCAAACGATTCGACTTCTCTGGGCGTTGGGTAGGAGATGGGTACGACAACGAGCTGTGCAAGTCTCTCGCCTTTCTCAACGGTTATATTTTCAATGCCGATATTGTCAGTAATGATACCGACTTCTTTGTGATAAGTTTGGTCGATAGTCCCGAGCGCAACACGTAGTTTTGTTTTAAGTGTTTTACCAGAACGCGGGCGAACTTGTGCCTCTGTACCCTCGGGTAAATTGACAGCAATACCTGTCGGAATCACTTTCGTTTCGCCGCCTTTGATTGTTGTCGTTTCGCTCACGTATAAATCAAGCCCGGAATCTAGTTCGTGGGCACGTGTTGGCATAATTGCATTGTCATTAAGTTTTTTTATTTGTACTTCTTCCATATATTCGTCCTCCAATTTGTCTATATAGTGCATGAGATTAATATATAATTGCTCTGATGGGTTATCTAACGCTTTCTTCTTAATGTGTTCAACAAGAGGCTGATATTTACACATCGTATACCTGCGGACTCGGTTCACTACGTTGTACGTCGGTATAAGGTTCTGTAAATTCATAGTACTGACTTTCGCTAATGTCTGTTTCAACAAGGTCGCAATGCTTGAGCCACAACGACGGTTTAAAGAAGTTGGTTGGTTGCGTGGTTCCTAAAAACTCTAATTCTTCTTCGCGTTCACGTTCTTTACGTAATAGCTTTTGTATCGGCGCATCATTGACATCTTTACTCGGTGTCGTTCCCTCATCATTCACGATAAAGTAGGCGTAATTGATATTTGATGTGAATTCGCCTTGAAAGTCAATATATAACCCGTCTTCGCGTCGTTGAAATACAAGTGCTTTATATGTCTTCATAACGTCGACCCTGCACAGCTCGATTCAAATCTTTAATTAACATTTTGCCGATAAAATCATTTCGATTGTCGATGTCTGCGTTGCCGGTCTTTTCTTCGTTTAAAAAGATGTTCGCGATAAGTATAACGTCCTCTATGGTTAAGCCTTGATAGTGATAGGCTAAATCAATTTTGTTATATTCAGGTGTTTCTATCTCTGTACGTATATCCATGTGCGTCCTCCTATTCGATAAAATCAAAAATGCTTGTTTGGTCATCAGTTAATTCACGCGCTGTATAAAGTTCGAATGACGTTTTAAATGTTTTGAGTTCTTCATATGTGAGACGGCGCTCAATGTGAGCGAGTTGCGTTCTTTCAACGCCTTGGACAAAGTAAGCGTGAACGTTAATATTTTCAACATCTGCCACGTGTTCATGTTTGGCGTTATAGAGTTTCGTTATCATCAATATCGTCCTCCTTATATTCGATGTGATGAAGTTCAGCTAAATCGGCAAGAATATTGCGTTCTTCATAGTAGTCAACTATCGGTTTTACAGTTTCATCACTAATAAACGGATTCTCCGTTTTAAAGAATGCCCATAGAATGTTTTCACGGTCGAGTGCATTACGTGCTAATGTGTTGTATATTTCTTGCCAGTTTTCAATAGGGTTGTCGTATTCAATCACGAAGTAAACGGCTAATGTTTGTTTTAAATTTCCGTTCTGTGTCACTTGGGTTGTTTCAGTGAATGTATCAATGAGGCGCCCGTCGTTACGTATGATGAAATCATTTGCGAGTTCTTCGAGTTCTTCAAATTCCGACGTATACCCTTTAATAATTTCAATCATTTACTTCGCCTCCAAAAACTGTCTGCATGATTGTTGAAAGAGTAAATCGCAATAGTTTACTGTGCGTTCTTTTTCTAAATACATCGCGACACGTTCTTGATACGTTTTGTCGAACACACTACGCCCAGGGCTACACGCTATCGCCATTTCTAACGTTGCACCGTTCGCGATACGGTTCATCACGTCTGCGTCTGTCAGTCCTTTCGCACGCATTTTATAGTGGTTCTTAACAGAGACTTGTATTTCAATTCTGTCTACATATAAACGACGAATGTAATCATTGCCCACACGCTTGAATTCAGGTGGCAGATACATCGCATTATCTTTCGTCCAGTGATTTTTCATGCGCCGGTTAAATAATGTTTTAGAGACACCACTTTCTTCAACAATCGCTTTCTCGTCCTTACTCAATTTATTATACGTCATTTTAACACTCCTTGTTACTCATTTAGTGAATATATTCAATTTCGTTAGTTAATGGCATAAATGCCTTCATATCCTACAACATCTTTCCAAATTTCTGTCATTTCTGCACCTCTATTCAATTGTGTAAAATTAAATAATTTTTTATCAGAATGGAAGGTCTTCTTCTGATATGTCAACTGCACCATTTGCATTTGCAAACGGATTGTTTTGTTGGTTAGGCGCTTGTTGGTTGTTTTGTTGCTGTTGCTGCTGCCAGTTGTTCTGCGGTTGCGCTTGTCCTCTTTGTTGTTGTGGTTGGTTGTTTGCATTTTGTGAATATGATTGTTGATTATTATTCTCATTCTTGTTCAAGAATAAAATACCAGCGTCTACATTACTGACAATCAATTGTGAACTTTCAACTTGTGTGCCATCTTGTCTTTCATAGTTATTGTTTTGCATTTTGCCTTGTAGCCCTACCATGTACCCTTTGCCACCATAATTTGCTAGAAATTCTGCTGCGCCACCTGTTGCTAAACATCTAAAAAAGTCAGTGTCATAGCTGTCCGTACTCTTGTTTTTATAATCGCGCTGTACAGCGATTGTGAACGGTAATACATTTCTACCACCTTGTGTTTGTCTTAACTCTAAATCTGTTGCTATGCGCCCTGTTAATACTGTTATATTCATTATTTGTTGCCTCCTAATATTTTAATTAATTTGTTATGACCTTTTAAGTCGTTGGTATAATCAGAGAACGAACATTTCCGTTTTCACCTGTGTACTCAATTTGAGTACGGTGCTTATCAACGAACGGAAATCTCCATTGGTTAAACTTTTTTGTGTAACCAAGAAATCATCAGAAACGAGATTTCGTTTTTGATTAATAGTTATAAATCGTATTTTTTAACTTCGTCTAATGGGATAAATGTTATATTTTCGGGTAAAACAACTTTTAATTCTTCCCCTATTGCAATACCATTTTCACAATCATAAACTTCCATATATCTTAATAATTGATTTAACGCTTTTAAATCAAATTCTCTTAATTTCATTTCAACTGGCGTTTTTTTATTA